CCGGGGGAAAGGTGCTCAAAAGATGCTAATGCAAAACGCTGGGGGATGTGTACCGATATAAGCAATCAGCTTGAATGGTACGGCCAGAAGCTAACGCCAGAGCACTGGAAAGAGCTTTTAAGTCACGAGTGGAATGCGCAAATGATTGTCCCCGCTATCGGTTCAGGATTTTGTGCGATTGGAGTTAGAACCAGCAAATTAACTAAGCGCGAATTTTCAGAGCTGATAGAAATTATCTACATGTTCGGTGCTGAGAAACAGATTAAATGGTCTGAGCCTTCACTGCAGGCTTTTAGTGAATACAGAGAGGCGCAATCGTGATTATTGAAAAACAAGATATAGCATTCATAGCCGAGATGCGCACCATTGGAATTCGCTGGAAAGCTCTTGCTAGAGTTTACGGCACCAATGAAAACGCCCTGCGGCTAAGATGGCGTTACGCTATGCAAAAGGGATTTTAGAATGCAACGACTAGCAACGAGACAAAGCCCAGCCGCTAAAGCGGGCGAGCGCGCCTACATTGGATGGATTAAAGAGCGCGGAATATGCGCGGCTTGCGGTAACGATGGGGGTGTAATCGCACATCATTGCATGGGCAGCACATACAAAGTTCACGTAGGGCTTGAGCGGGTGCAGATTGGCAACTGGTTCGTTATTGGGCTGTGCCAAGCATGCGATAATATTGTTACCCGCCAAAGCCGCAAGGCGTTTGTGGAGGCTTTCGGGCTGCAGTCAAAGCTATGGCAGAAGCAAGCCGAGGACTATCCGGTAGAAATACCGCTAAAAATTATTCAGGGGATCGCTAAAAGTGGACGGTAAATACTTAGAAAAACTACTGCAAGAAAGCTGCAAGCTTCAGGGTGTTGATTGTACCCGTTTGCGCGATGCTGGATGGCAGGGAGAAACAACGCAGCGCAGATTCACGATAAAGAATATTTGTGACTTTATCCTGTTTGACCAAGGCGCCATAGTCTATCTTGAGTGTAAGCACTCTAAAGACCGCTTGGCGCTGTCTAGGCTTACGCAGCAGGACGATCTAGTCGCGAAGGTAGTGCAAGGCAAGCCAAACCTGTTTGCGGGCTACCTGTGCCACATAGACGGAGAAAACTTTTACATTAGCGCCGAGGCCGTGGAAATTTTTACCATTGCAGGCAAGAAGTCAATAAACAAGACCGAAGCCGCAAGGATAGGTGAAAGAGTTGGCACATTCACCCCCAGGGGAGCGCGAAAACCTAGGCTAGATATTGAGTCGCTTATTTACGAGCTTAAAATTCCGTTTTGAGGGCTAAAAAATGAAAGACCTATGCAATAGATTATCAGAGGCAACCGGCTTAACGTTTAAGATTGACTCTGACACCTGCGAGCCTGCTGCAAGCGGTGCCGCGCTGAATTACTGGGTAACAACTTGGAAAGACGGGTTTACCATAGAAGCAAATTCGATTTATGACAATGTGTTTGCTGGGCCAATTAAAACCGAAACAGAACTAATAGCAAAGATTAACGAGTTAGAGAATGATTTTAGATACGTATGACGAATGGGCGCAGGCTCAAATAGCTGCGATTTTAGAATATTTTGGATTGGAGAAAAATGATGATAATTGATAAAGCTTGGAGCTTTGCTGATGACCAATCAATAACGATTGGCGAAAGAGTTTACAACGTTCACGCCTCTATTTTTATGGCTGAAAAGCTGCAAGTTAAGAAGCTGGCTTTGGATGATCTATACATAGAATACCCGTCCCCATGCGAAAACACGTTCCGCGACTTTGTAGCACACATTAAGCTGGTAAACGATGCCGACCTAAGCTATCCGATATTGCTAAACGAAAACGGCGCTATTATTGACGGTAAGCACAGGCTCGCAAAGGCAATACTAGAAGGCCGTAAAACTATTCTGGCAAAGCGATTTATTAAAGACCCAGCTTCATGTTTTAGATATAAAGATTAATTAACCACTTGCAAAACCAATCCGATTAGCTAAAATACAAACGCGCCTTAGTTACCCGTTAGAGGTTTGGCGCACGGTTGGAGTCGAATCCAGCTTTGAAATTAAAGGTACTAATGCGTTATACGCAGCTTGGGTGTTATTAGTTTGTTGCCTTACAGACTTTTAACCAATTCGAACCAAGCTCCGTATAACGCTTTTTTTTGGGCTAAATTTATGAAATACCCACATAAGACCGAAGAACAAAAACAGCGCTGCCAAGAGTTACAACAAAAAGCCGACCGCGCAGCCGACAATATCAAATACGCTAAAAACAAAACTTTAGCCGTTCGCACCTTCTTGCAATACCTGTATTTGAGTATTTAGCCATGGATAGACCAGACGTATTCATGCCGCTTTATATTGGCGACTACCTTGCAGGAACCTCCAGGCTGACTACAGAGCTTCATGGTGCCTACATGTTGCTGATAATGGACTACTGGATGAATGGCGCTTTGCCTGATGATAACAATGCATTAGCTTCAATAGCCCGAATGAATTTAGATGCTTGGAGCATAGCTAGAGCAGTGCTTGAGAAATACTTTAGTATTTCCAATGGTGTTTGGGTTCACAAAAGAATTGAAGAAGAATTGCAAAAAGCTGTTGAAAAGAAGTCAAAAGCTAAAGAAAAGGCAGAAAAAGCAGCTAAAGCAAGATGGGGTAATGCTCCAAGCATACCGCAAGCAATGCATAAGGAATGCCCTTCACCTTCACCTTCACCTTCAGATAAAGAATTAAAAGATATTGTTCCTTCGGAACGTGAGCCGGTACCAATTCAAGAAATCGTTAACCTGTTCAACAAGTCTTTTGAAACTTTGCCAGAGGTTAAGATTCTCAGCGAGAAGCGAAGGGCGGCAGTAAGAAAGCGCTGGCTGGAAAACAAAGGGATGCAAACCATTGAGCGCTGGAATGAGTTCTTCGGATACATAAAACAATCGGACTTCTTGATGGGCAGATCAGATAAACCTTTTGGCCTAACTTTCGACTGGATTTTTAACCCAACCAATTTTATAAAAATTTACGAAGGAAACTATCACAAATGAGATTTTCAATTGAAGCAGAACAGTCAGTAATCGGCGGCCTATTGCTGGACAGCCAAAAGTTTGACGATGTGTCTGAGTTGATTTGCGCTGATGACTTTTACAATGTTGACCATAAGGCAATTTTTGAGGCTATGGCGACAATGGCTATTAACAACCGCCCTGTTGACGTAGTTACCCTATCCGAACAAATGCATGAGGATGGCACCTTGGAAGCGGCTGGCGGACTTGGTTACTTGGTTGAGATAGCCAACAACACCCCCAGTGCGGCTAACATCAAGAGCTACGCGCATATTGTCGCTGATCGCGCTATGGAGCGTAAGTTTACGGATGCCGGTAATCGTATCGTTGAGATTGGAGAGGACGCGCAAATAGCGATAGATGAAAAGATTAACTTAATTCACTCGGAGTTTTCATCGCTTGAGCGTCATGAGAAAACTGAGGTTATGGATTTTGACAAATTGCTAAAGGATGAAGTTAACGATATTGATATGCGTTTTCGTGGGCAGCAGATCAAAGGTGTTAAAACAGGATTCATTGATCTTGATAAACGATTTGGCGGTATTGAAAAAGATGATTTATGGATTCTAGCCGCGCGCCCATCTATGGGTAAAACAACTCTGGCAATGAACATAGCGCAGAACGTTGCCAATCAGGGTAAGAGTGTTTTAATTTTTAGTCTTGAAATGGGTAAGGAGCAATTAACTAAACGACTCTTGAGCGCCAGCAGCTCGATTCCTTACGGGGTTTTGCGCTCTGGCGAGCTAACCGAGGAAAACTGGCCACAATTAACCGCTGGCGTGATGAAGCTTAAAGGGAAAAAAATCCACATTGTTGATATTGCTGGCATAGATGTTAACAGAGCCATGGCTATTGCCCGAAAATACGCACGCTATGGCGATTTAGGGTTGATTGTGGTCGATTATCTACAGTTGATGACCGCGCGCACTGATAGCCGCTTTGATGAGGTTTCAGAGGTATCACGAAAACTAAAGGCTATGGCAAAAAATACCGGATGCCCAGTTCTAGCTTTGAGCCAATTAAACCGAAGTGTTGAGAAGCGCAATCCGCCAATCCCTAACAACTCAGATTTGCGTGAGTCTGGGCAGATTGAGCAGGACGCGGACATTATAAGCTTTATCTATCGCGAAGAAGTTTATGAGCCTGATACCTTTGATAAAGGGATAGCGCAGGTAATTACAACAAAGTTTAGGAATGGTGAAGTTGGTACTGATTACTTGGCAGCAAAATTACAGTTTTCTAGGTTTGAAGATTTACATTTTGAGTACGTAAAACGAGAAGCGGAACCAGTTAAAAATGGCCGCGGATTTAATTAAATTAACGGCTTCAAGAAGCTATGGAGAGAAAGAGATGAATTTAGAGAATATTGAAAGGCAGGCAGCCCTAATAAAACTGTTTAAAGAGGATTATGCAAGCTGCGTTTTATGGGGGCGAGCGCCAGATGGTGACGTCAAACCTATGGATTTAATCAATTGGATTGTTGCAAATAGGCACCTTGTCAATGTTTGTGACGAGATTGAAAAATTAAATGGATGAATTTCAGCTTGATTTATTTAACTTTTACCCCGCGTATGAGTTATGGCGCACAGACTTAATATGGTAAGTAAAGATTTGAAAAGCAACTTTAACCAACCAACCAAAACAACTACATTAAGTAAAACATAGGGTGTATCGAATGAGTGATAACGAGCAGTGTTGTGCAGAGTGTGGAGCGGGCGAGAAAGACAAAGGTCTGGCGCTTTACTGTGTAAAATGTATTTTTGATAATTTTGAGCAAAATCAAAATGGGGTGAAAATGAAATTATTAGATTGGATATTGCTTATTTGCGTAACATCAATAGCGGTAAGTTCTGCTCTTTTGGCATACAGGCCAAGTGATGATTTAAACCGATTGCAAGAAGAAAAAACCGCGCTAGAAATAAAGATTTTGCAGCACGAACTAAAAGCCTACGAAGATATGGAAAAGGAGCAACAGTAATGCGCGAAAAATTTGAAGAATGGTACGTTAAAACATATATGGCCATGATGGTAGGTGGAGAAGCTGCAATACTTGAGCTTAGAAACGGGGATGGCTACGACAACGACCACATAGACGGCGCATGGCAGGCATACAAGATGCGCAGGGCTTGTGCAGATCACACGAAAGGATTTAGCGTATCGTTTAGCTCACGTATTGCTGCTGTTCTTGTGATGATATTTATTTTCTCGGTATGTGGCGCGCAGCAGATAGTGATACGTGCGGCGACTTATGCCGCATCCGTTTGATAATTTTGTTAATTGGTGTGGTACGAAATTGAAAATATTGATTGCTTGCGAATACTCTGGGCGTGTGCGTGATGCGTTTACTAAATTAGGCCATGATGTAATTAGCTGTGATTTATTGCCGAGTGACGCACCAGGTAAGCATTAACAGGGCGACGTTTACGACATGCTCAACGAGCAGTGGGATTTAATTATTGCCCACCCACCATGCACGGCTTTAACAGTTGCAGGAAACTCAACATACGGCGAGGGGCAACCCAAGTACGCCGAGCGGCTTGAGGCGGTAAAGTGGACGGTTGCACTATGGGAAGCATGTAAGAAAGTTTCGCCGCGTGTGTGCTTTGAAAACCCGGTAGGGGTTTTGCGAAGATTGGGCGGAATGATAAAGCCGCAATTTGTGCAGCCGTACATGTTCGGACACATGGAGCAAAAGAAAACAGGATTATTTTTGCACGGCTTGCCGGAGCTCAAAGGAACTAAAAATGTTTTTGATGAAATGATGTTGCTGCCGAAAAATGTAAGAGAGAGATTGCACTACCTACCACCAAGCCCTGACCGGTGGAAGATTCGCTCAACAACCTACCAAGGTATAGCGGACGCGATGGCTACACAGTGGGGTAACCCTGAAACCATTTAACGCCGAGATTTGCGGCGGCGGGGAATAAACGAACTGGGCGAGATTCTAATTCCGTCCGTAATATTGACTTGTTACATTTTGGTGGCGATAAATGAATAAAATCTTAGGTTATGCAATGGCTTTTCTTGTAACTGCTTTAATTATTGTAATAATTTTGGCTATGTCATACGGAGCTAGATATTTAAATAATACCGCAACACCGATAACAGTGACGGAAGTTGAAAAAGGAATTAAGTGCGCTTCAATGGTGACAAAAGACGGAGCAGCTTTAAGTTGCTGGAAAATGTAACGCCGAGATTTGCGGCGGCTGACGGTGGTAGAAAATTGGACGGCTCTAATTCCGTCCGTAATATTGACTTGTTAAGTGTTGCCTACTTGCGATTAACTAAAGAGGTTTTTATGAGTGAATTTTTAGACGAGTTTTGTAGTACCGCTACAACGCTAAAGCCAATTAGTACAAGTAAAAAACGAGGGTGCCCAACGTGTGACGGTGTTGCGCCAAAAAGCTGCATGCGATGCAAAGGCAAGGCGCGGTTGTGTGACTGGTATATGACTGCGAACGGAACAGTACACCGCCCAACTGCAATGCCAAGCAGCACATAACGCCCAAGTTCAGCCGCGCGCTGACTGAGAGTAATTAATTTTGCCGATGCTAACCGCGTCGGTGCTGTAACGACTTGTTACATGTTGTAGCAGGTTTAATTTAACCAAGTAAGAGGTTTTACCATGTCAGAACAAGCAATTGAAAATGAAATTCAAGCCAAAGGTTTAAATGCACCACGTTTGAACCCGCAACACATTGACAGCACCATTGCCGGTGAGCAGTACCACGTTTTTGAAGGCACAACCTTAACCGTTTGCTGCTTGACTTTGCGTAACGGTTTTACCGTAACAGGTGAAAGCGCAGCGGCCAGCCCAGAAAACTTTGATGTTGAAATTGGCCGTAAGATCGCCCGACAAAATGCCCGTGAAAAAATTTGGGCGCTTGAGGGTTACTTGCTCAAGCAATCTTTAGCTGTACCGCTTTAATGCCAAGTGCTGCGCTCTCACAGGCAGCATGTAACAGTTTATTCAACTGATTGACCCGCAAAACTACGAAATTTAGGCGCCACGACCTTTGATTTTACTGGTAATTTTTAACGTTTTTGGAAATACACGGCGCAGACCGTAAAACGCCAATTGCGCTATTGATTAAGCTTGAGATAATAGGTTTTTGCAATGATGTTTAGCTATGCATAGGCGTAATAAAAACCCCACTAATCAGCGGGGTTTTCTTTTAAAGCCCCGTCACAGTCAACCCGCGAGCAGTAAGTCCAGTCGCGGTAAATCCTTCAGACGTTAATCCGCCGCCACCAACAACAACCTCGCCGCTAGCAGTTATCGTCGCGGCGTAGTAGTAAACCTTTCCAGCATCAGCGCCGCTAGACACCCATAGCCATAGGTCAAATGAGCCGCCACCTGTGACGGTTAAGTCAGTATCAGGGGTTATAACCAGATCGCTGTAGGTTGTGTGGTTTAACTGGTAGCCAGTTTCTATTGTTCTTCCAGTCTGCAATAAAATCGCGTTGGCTAACGTGTTACCAACAAATAGCGGATCGACTATATCAACGATAGTTTCACTTGGCTTCGCGGTGATTATTTGCGAGCCTGCTGCAACCTCATCATCCAATGTAAATGTAAATAATACACTGGTTCCGCTTTTTGGATATAAGCTGCCATCTACTCTATCGCTAATCGTGAATGTAGGCGCATTGGTTGTGCCGCCAATGCTGCTACAAGTAACGCCAGCCGCATTAGTTGTGATTGTAGCGGGTAAGCCGGTAAAGCCGGTAGTTTCTGACTCTACGCCAGTTTGACTTGGGTAAACAGGATCACCATCGTTAATAGAAACTACTGTTTGAGCTGGCACAACATAAGTAAAATTTACGTGGTTTAGTGATGAGTTTCCGGCCTCAGCAACATCACCGAACTCTACACGACATTGAGTTGTTGCAAACGTAAGCCTAAGCGCGGCGTTACTTGCTGGCCAATTTGCAGCGCTATAAACATCGCCTTGCGCGTCCATGAAACTAGCGGCATCGACCGCCTGATTTGTTGCAATCGTTGCCAGTAAAGTGCTTGTATCGTAAATGCGAACGGTTTGTGAGGATGAGTAAAGCGCATCACCAGCCGCCAAATTAATGTCATATATTCCCGCTTCGGGAAGATCTATTCTGATTCTGGCTCTAGCCCCAGTTGGAGCAATAAACGAACCAGCAAGCCTCGCATCTACGCCACTATCACGATCACGCGAGAATCCCAAAATACCGCCGTTGTCGTAATATCCTGCGCCCGCATCAGTGACGTAGCCAATCGTATAGTTAACGCTGCTAATAGTGCGCGTTGACGGGTATTCAGTTTCTGGCGATGTTGTGATTGATGCTGTGCCGGCAGGATCAGTTACATATCCGCTTGTTTGCCTTAAGTTAAATCCAAATGACATTGTTAGACTCCCATCTGGCCTAGATATGTGTAGCTAAAGTCGGGCTTGCGGAAAAATGAATGCGCTCCTGACGGGTTAACAAGCGAATACACTTGCTGGAATTTTATAGAGTTTGACGCCCAAGCAGTCTGTGGCTGGCGAACCAATTTTGTTACACCTTCTATTATTTCGTCAGTATCCGCCAAATAAATACCGGTAGCCTCATCATCCCAGCATTGATACCCAAAGTTTTCAGGCAGATCATCACGCCAATAACCATATGGCCCGTTAGACATTTGGCTTATGTAACATCTACCAAGCGGCTGCTGGCCAGCGTTATACGTTACGAATGAAGAATGAGGGTTTAAGCATTCAGCGTTTTTGTAGTGATGATAATACCCATCAGAGATATTAGGCGCAGATGAATTTACTAACACATATTCTTCGCACATCCAAGAATCGACTTCTGGGCCAGCAACATAGCTATTCGAATTGGCGCTACCTGTTGTGTTTTCAACATACGCCTGCGAATAAGTATTTGAGTTTGTGATTAGGATTGCATCGTTTGTCGTTGAGTCGTCCCACGCATAAATCCGATTAGTCTTGTTGTTAAAGTTTTGATAAATTGAATCTGTACCACCGATTGGGTAGGTAACTTCAAAATCTTGTTCTAAATCTTTCTTCTCCAGCCACATACGCCCGTCATTCACGGATGCAGTGCATTTACATAAAATATCTGCATTAATTAGTGCGATAATGTAGTCACGAACAAATGCGCCGTTGTTTATGCTTCCTGCTGTGCCATCATTTGTATGCGAGTAAGTTCTATCGTCAATAGTAATTTCATGGGTGTATGTGTTCAGTTCACCCCATTGCTGGAAATAGTATTTGTTGTTCTGGATTTTAGGGTCATCAAAGTCAAACCCGTAGCGGCGCTCAATGTACTGTATTAATGGCTTTGTGCGATCTTGCGTGGTGACGGGATTTACAAAAAATCCATCATCCCCAAACACTTTTAAATCCAGCCGCCATGATGATGTAAGCGCCCCCGCCTTTACCACAGTATCACTCGTAGCATTGCTTGTAATGTGTGCTGTGGTGAGGCGTCCTAGTGAATTCCCTGATCTGCTGTCACCAAAGTTCACAAATAATGGCTTAACGTTTTCGCGAGTACCGAAACTTATACCAGTATCTTCATGAGCCGTTATGGTCATTATATTGCCGTGGCCAACGGTTCCAATAAAGCTAATGCCCGGGCCTACAGGAATATAGCTACCCTGCAGCTTTCCGGTTGCTGGGTTTATGTCTAGCGTGATTGGTAGTGCGGTCATTGTTTAACTTCCTGAATCGGTAGTTTTGCCCACTCTTGCAGGGCTGTTAGCTTTGCGATCTCAGCAATGCAAATACGGTTGTTATTTGTGACAACATCAAGCGCAACAGCATCGTCTACAGCTTTTGGAGTGGTTCCGCTGGCACCATTAGGCTCGCTGGCGGCACTCTCGGCTCCGGCTTGCTCGGTAGATAAGTTGTAGATCCGCACCCACTCAGCATCCAGATCGCAGCGATTAACAACGCGATCACGATACTTGATGACCTCTTTTGTGACAATGCGATCGACATATTGAATCTCCACCCGGGTAATTGTTTCATATTTGGTTTCTAGTTGGTTTACTGCAGTTTCGTCTTTGGCCTTTTCGTCAGCAACCACTTTGGTTTGTTCGGTAACGAAATCGCTTTTTATCTTGTTTTTTTCTAGGTCGTAGAAGTGCCAAACAACCAAGACAGCAATCAGCAGGGCGAACGAATAGAAAATGTATTTAGGATTTATAGTAGGCATGCAATTCTCCCGATCTCATTTGCTCTGCATTTCGTAGCCAGCGCTTTGGCGTTTGACGGGCTGCTAGCGAGTTAAGCATCTCATCAGCGGTCTTGTCGTAGGATGCCGTTTCTAAGGCCGCTAGCAACTTTTTAAACTTCAACAGGCCATAGATGCCAATCTGATAAACGATTGACAGCATAACGGCTTTGCGGTTGTCGTTAAGGTGGAAATAACAGCGGTATAGATCTGGATTGTTTAACAGTGTTTTTTCGTTTGCCGTGTTCATGACTAGCATTTTTTTATAGGCTTCTGGCTCAGTTGTCGTGATGTTTGGCAGCGCTTCGTATTTGTCGCCAATCTTTTCGCCGTAGCCAATAGTAGGGAATCCTTCGCTGCACAAATAAGGCTTAGCGCGAAAGCCTTCCTCTTTCTTTAGCATGCGCCCAGAGATTTCAATTGCTGCTGTCATTTTTAACCGCCTGAATTTTCTGCTGAGTATTAAACCCAATGTATGGCACAACGGTTAGAGTAACCAGCGTAACGTACTCGCTGCCGGATATTTTACCGAACCACAAAAGTACTGTTGATACTACGCCGCACCCCATAGTCATCAAAAACCTGCGCCCGCCGTAGCTATCTAGGCTCATTTTGACAAAAACGCCCAAATAACCGTAACACCTACAAAAATCTGAATAAATATAGGTATCCACTTAACAAAATTTGCAGCTCCCTCGCGCCTAAGCTCGTTAGCAATTATCTTGTCCAGCTTATCGTTTTGAAGCTTTTGAGAGTCCATCACGCGAACCTCGGTAGTTTTTAATTGCATGCACATCTCTTGGCTGGCACGCTCTAGAGATGCGATTTGATGCCCATGAACGGCCGAGTCTTTTTCAAGTTGACTGATACGATGATTGTGCGAATCAGTAACCCTCAATGCTGTTTGAATGTCCGGCATCACTCTTTCGTTCATATTTATTTTCCATAAATTAATATTTAAAAATCTTTCGCAATATTAAGCGATTGGCGCGATATTGTCATCTAAGAGCGCTTTTTTAACGTCTTCAAAATCAGCACTTAAACGATAGTTTTTACAGATAAATCCAGCGAATAAATGAGCATCTTCTACTTTGTGAACTATCTATAAAAGTTGTGCCTCCATTTACCCCGTTGAATCTAAGCAACGCCTCAACCTGAGCTGCAAACGGGTCTACTGTAATGACTGGTAGTGAAGGTTTTAATATTACCGAGGTTCCTAATAATAAAATAATAACGTGTTCCAGAATATGGAGGATGGAAATCTATTGTAGTAGAAAAGCCGTCCCGCTTCCGTAAGTTGTGTCAGATATCGCAGTAAAACCACAATCCTGGAGCTTTTCATATATCATTGTAGTTTCATTGAGTTCAACTGTTGAATTATTTACGGGAGCTTGAACTAAGCCTTCAAAATTAGTAAGACCTGCACTTACTGATCTATCTGTGTAAGTGTAGTAGCATAAAACAGCTGGAGGTAAAAGATAGTTACCAAGCTTTATACGACCTTGAGAAGCTCTACATCTACCGTAAGAATCTCCGGCGTGAGAGTATTCAAAAATGGACTCGTTTATTTCATCAAACCCTTGTAGTGGTGATTTAGGTTCCTCAAAAAATGCTGAATAACTTTGCTCGCTTTGGGACTGCGAAATTAAAACACCCGTGGATGGATTAAATTTTACAATAATGCTTCTTTCAGTTGTACCGTCTGTTGCATTTAGAGTTACGCAGGCTAAGCTTGGATTATCCACCCAAACTGCCGTATTCTGCGTGTTTATTGATGGGAAGTACCAGTAGCCACTAAGTCCTAAATCATCAAGATCAACTTGAATTACTTTTTTATTTATTGATGTTGGCGAAGAGTAATCAACACAAATAATATCCCAAACAGTTAACGTTGACTCATATCTAGCCTCTAGTTGAACTATGAAGTTGTTTTGAGAAAATACTACAACTGACTGTGGCATAAAATCAGTGCCGCAATCTATTAACTCAAAATCAACACCAGCAAAAACAGGTGACAACTCCCAGTCTTCAAAGATTTTAATTGTTGATTCTGAATAATATGGAACCACTGCAATATAGCGAGACTCCGCAGGATCTGTGGTAGACTCGCAACAAATTGCATAAGCTCCATCAATTGCATTAATTGCCATTGAAGACATTTCACTAGCGCCATTCATTATCCTGTACGGTTGATATAGAGACTCAATTCTTGTTGGGTAGTTAAAATCAAATAGCGAGCATATGCCATAAAGATTACCTTCTTCGGTTTCCACATAATCATCAAGCTGTTTCCTACCAAGAGCAACCATTCTACCTTCAAAATAATCAGAGTTTGAAGGTGAAGATAGTATTCTAGATGTAGATAATGGCATCATGCTGTCACCACTTGTCCTATGAGGTCATATTCATCGACATCAGCGCAAATCAATGTAACTGATCCATTCTGCGCAACGGTCAGCGTTCCCCCAGCTGGCGGGTTAATAGTTACGCCAGAACCAGCAACAATTGTTAGCAATCCGGCGCCTACATTGCGCAAATTAAATGCCGCGCCAATAGCTACAGCGTGATCCGAATTTGGGCGAACAGTGTAGGTTTTTGCAGATGCGTTTGTGAATCTATTAATCGTAAAAGCATTTCCATTCGATGCGTAAACTAAGTTCACATCGGTATCGCTGGTATTGACTATTAGCCAAAGCAATCCGTTAATATTGGATGCTGAAAGGGTGTTGAATGACCCGCCGTAAATGCTCAACGAAGTACCTGCGCCGCCAGAAATAGAGCCGCCGTCGTTGATCGTCAAATCGTCAACTTGTGTCGACAGGTTCACATCCTCGACCCCAAAAATAAATGTTGTGTCACCAGTATCGCCAGACTGTCTGGAGTTGTAGCTACCATTAACCGACTGTAATTTCCACCGCCCACCATCAGCGGCAACGATCACAGTGAACCCGTTATCTGCGCTAGTGGTATCGGAGGAATCAAGCCAGTATTCCCCGTTTCCGCCATCGCCTGCATTGTAGTAGCCTGCCGTGCTGGCTGTTTTATTTACTTTCGAAACCATCCTTAGTTCTGCTACCGTTTGAGGTTCGGCAGAATATCCAACATGCTGATTTGTAGCAGTGGTTCCGTTATCGAGTTCTATATCATTAACGCCTGGCGCTAAGCTGGTTATTTTATAAAATTCATAACCCGTCTCTTCAACCATAACATAAATAGGATTATCTGGATCGGCAACAAGATTGGCAGCCTGCAATAGCTCAATAGTTTGGTAGATAAAGATTTGCGTTTCATCTTTAATCTGCTTGAAAAGATCAGCCTTTGATATTTTCTTGTTCGTAGACTGCCCAAATGCTGGCACGTAGTCAGACGATAATAGCGTGCTTGTTTGCGTGAACTGGCTTTGCTTTCTGTCCATTCTTTATATCTCTACTATGGGGTTGCGTCAACGATTGTGTATGAAACAGAAAACGGCACAGAAGTGTCTGTTCTAGATACGGCAGCTCCGGCATAATCGCAATAGCTAACCCTAACAGTTCCAGCCTGAGTGATATCTATTTTTATTAAAAACCCTAGTGTCGTATGCCCATAACCATAACTAATCTCTAAGCCAAGATCCTGTCCCAATCTATACTCAGATGGAATCACAGCGGAGGACTGGGCAGACGATCCGCTAGTATGCGAAATAATACCTACCGAGGTAATTGTTACTGTATTACCTATCTTTTCAAGAACAATATATTGACTAGCATCAAATGCACCGCCAAGCGCAACCCTAACGGATTTTCTTGTCGCAATATCTGTGTATGTCGCATCATCTGAGCTTATTTTGCCGTCACTCCTTATCAGTCTTTTTGGCCCAGCATCCAACCCTATTTGTATTTTCCCTGAATTGAATTCGGGTGTGCCGGTTGCACTTAAAACACCCCCAACTAAAAAGTTTCCGGCTATAGAGTCATTAAATGTTAGATTTGCCCACTTTGCGCTTGGGGGAGTATCACCGTTATCATCTTCTAGTGAGCGATAAATAAACCCACCATCAACAACAATATCATCTTCATTGTAAGTTTTATTTGTGTTGAAACCTTTTAGAAAGTAAACCGGCTCCCACTTTGTTAAAGTGGCTGAAGGTTGCTCGCCCTTGCTTGTTGGCGAACCCCAAAGCTGGTAATAGTTACCGTCAGTCGGGTCTTTTGCAAACTCTCCAACCTCATAAGTTTCTGCGGCATTCCATAACTCCCACTGGCCAGTCAGCTCAGACAATGAAACATCATCGCGAGTCCACTGTAACGCACCGTCAGAGCTTGGATTTTCAGGATTAGCAGCGTAGAACTTAACCGAGTAAAGCCCCTCGCCAAAGCAGGCAGGAATTCTACCTTGCCCGTCTAAAATCAAAGGGTTTGTATTGGGCACAGTATTGTCAGGTCTTGAATAAGTAGCCTTCAACGCTGCATAGTTTTTATTCTCGTAAAAGTAAAATCTACCGGCAGATGCGATATCACCATCATCTAGCCAATACTGAGGAACTGGGTTTACAAAACGGCTCATTTATTGGCTTCCTCTAGTGTCTTTATCTGCTTATCATTACTTTGACGGTTGCTTTCTTGTGATCTCTTTGCGCGCTGGCGATTTAATAGATCGCTCATTGACTGGTATTTTCTTTCATTATTTATGCCCTTAGCCTTTTGAATAATTGCAGACCCAACATTTAGCGCGGCTTCTTTTTTTGACTGCATAACACCTTTTGCAACCTCGGAGGCCAATGAGGTGTCAGCCGCAATTCCAAACTGCTTATCCAGAGTGTCGGCAAACTTAACCAGTGCAGGAATATTTCCAGATCCTTCAGCGCCGTAGCGTGAAGCCACATCGTTTATGTTTAATGCCGCCTCTCGCACTCGTTCTGCACTTTGAGCATTACTTAACATTCTTCTTGAAAGCTTACCAATTGCTTGTGGTGCATAGTCTTTACGCAAATCAATTTTCTTGCCAACTAGCTCTTGCATCGCATCAATTGCGGTTTTTGTGTCAGCGTAAACCGTATTAGCTTGGTTGTAGGCTGGGAAATTATCATCAAGCAATGTATCAAGATCATGCCTAAGATTTTTTACTATTCTATCTGTATTACCTTTCAGGCCGCCCATTTGTGAGCCGTAGCTAGCCTGTGTATCAATATAACCTTTTAGTCTGTGAACATCGTAAGCGCTTGGGGCTTTTGTGTTGTACATTCTATTTACAAGATTTTTAACTACGCCCTGTGCCGATCTTATTTCAGGAGTATTACCCTCAAGATATGAGCCTCTAAAATCAATAGTTACGCCTTCTTTTCTTGGCGATATATTCACCCCTAAGTCGTCAGATATAGAGCTTATAAATCTGTCAACTGCGGGAGTAACATCTACCTTTTCATTCCTCAAGGCTTGTGCTGCTTCATTTATTGCGGCGCCTGACTCTCTATTAATTTTTCTTATGTAGTCTAGCTGTGTCGCTATTTCATCACCAAGCTCTGAAATTGGCCTGTTATTTGCCTTGAATGTGTCGTCCTTTGTCCCCCTATTGGCAACTTCAAGCATCCGCCTTGCTATTGTTGCGGACTTCGGGTCTAAGTTTTTTACAGCCTGAACAGTTCCGGCTTCCCATTCTTGGCCAATGGCTTTTTTAGCAATTGCGTCATCAATAACAGAGTATGCTTGCGGCAAAAGATTTCCGCGCGCGTCTTTTAGATTTGGGTTTGATATTTTTAATTCATAAGGTGCTAGGCTGTTTTCAGTGCTGCCTTGCCTGATTTTATTAATAATATCTAGGCTTTTTGCTGATTTATTTGGCGCAAGAATAGCCGCCTCATTTCTAACTGCTGATTCTGCCGATTGTATGGCTGGCTTAGATACCGCTGCGGCTCTCGGTGCGCCTACCGCTAAAGTAGGATCAAGCGCGCCTAGTGTTTCGCCAGTTTTTTGCATGTACTCTTGACCTGTTGGAGTAACAGGCATAAATGGTTTTGCTGCTGCTTGTGAATATTCAATGGCGTAATCTTCGGCTGATTTTCCATTGTTCAAATCACGGCCAGTTAGCCCGCCAAGAGCCTCGCCGCCAATACCTCTTACGCTACCAGCAATATGGCCGGCGATAGCAGGCACAGCACCAAGAAGAAGCCCTGTCCCAGCCTCTCCAGCACCTATAGCCTTATCGATAAAAGATGGCTTTTGTATGCTTGCATACTGTTTTTGCTGCGAGGCCTGCTGCTGCTCGTAGCCTTGCATGCCCTCAACCAAGGGAACAGGAACATTTGCAGCGCTATTTATTGGTGCCACCTCGGCTTGATCAAACTGCCCGCCACGAATCATCTCAGCAAAACGTTTCGCTGCTGCCACATCTCCTGCCTTGTCGGCGTTTCTCAACGCCTCCATTAACCGCTCTTTGGTCGCCATTAGTATTTACTCAAAAGCTCTTCGTCTGTTAGGTTGGAGGAGTTAGTAGTTTTTGCCGGCTTTGCCTTGGCTTTATCAGCAAGCACCGCTTTCGCCCTTTCAAGCACGCCCTTTAAATCCGCTGCCGCAGCATCAAATTCTTTAGCGTTAGTAGTTCTATTCATTCTGTCTATTGCTTGAGTTGCTTTTTCACCCTCAATTTGAGTAATCGCGCCACCACCCTTAAGGCTTTCAAACGCCTGTAAAAATGCCTGTCCTTTGATTTGATCAAATCGTTTTATAAAGCCCATCTGTTCGGTGCCAGGTATGCCGGGAACCAATGAGGTAACACCTGTGGCCAAGTCTCTTCCGGGATGAGCAAGAATCTCGTCAATAAGCTTGATTGAGTTATTAGCTTGAGCTTCAAGCTTAGGATAATCAGAAGCAGCAGTTTCTCGCCTAACATTTCCGCGATCTTCCGCTTCGGCTACGTTTTTACCTCTTCCGGTTGCTTCTGCCTCAATCCTCTCGGCCTCGCCGCCACCAGCAATACGAGCATTAATCTCAGCTTGAGTTTCGGCACCTTTAATTTGTGGGTTATATTGCAAGTCACTTTGGTTTCTTGCGTCAGCAACGCCGCCAGCTTTTTGAGTTGATTGCCCTATCTCGTATTTATTTGCGTCATCTATA